TCAGACACTATCCAATAAGACATTAACCAGTCCTTATATTGATGATCCTGTGGTAAGGAACTCAATGACCGTTCAAAATGACATTTATGTAGCTTCTGACAATATGAACTTGTTGGAATTAGAAGGTTCTGACCCAAATATCATACTTAATCAGACGGTGACGGGCAATAATACCATACATTTTCAATCAAATGGGATAGAAAAATTTGCTATTGGGCGCAATTCAAGCAATAATTTTTATTTTACTAGAAAAGATCTTGATGACAATTGGATTAATGACACACTAGTTATTGATATTAATACTGGCTCTGTTAGCATTGGATCTTTAGAATCCAGCTCAGATATCAATTCAGGAGCATTAATTGTTGCTGGCGGAGCAGGATTTGGCGGTGATGTTTATGCAAACGGATTGGAAAACACCCCAATTGGAGCAGTAATACGTAATTCAGGATCATTTACCACAATAAGAGCCAATGGTGATGTAACTTTAACCAGTAGTACTCAAAGTGATGATGCTGCTAGTGGTGCTTTGGTCTTGTCAGGTGGTGTTGGAATTGCTAAAAATTTACATATTGATGGTACAATTTATGCTGGGGCCAAGGCCTATAATGAGTCAACATTAACTGGATACAACTTAGTAGTACAAGGCCCTAACGCTAAAATGCGTATTGGACCTAATTATACAGCAGGCGGTGATAGAAATTATGTTGATATACTAAGTCAGAACACTCTTAGCACTATTGTAACAGAAAATGATAACTTTTTGATTAAAAATCTAAGGGATAGTGCTTTAATCACTTTAGATGCACCTAATGGAACTGTAAATATATCGTCTTTAAAGGCTAGTAATTCAAATTCTACAGGTGCGTTAACAGTAGTTGGTGGTGTGGGAGTACAAGGCAGCATATATGCTAATGATATGTACAGCAACAACAGTCAAGTAGTCACATTAGCAGCCAGTCAAACCATATTAAACAAGACATTAACAGCACCTACAGTGTCAGATTTAACATTAACTGGTGCATTAACTGTTGGCGGCACTGCTGGAATTATTGGTCAATACCTACAAACTACAGGTACTGGCATACAATGGGTTAATCCGTCTGCCTCGCCCACGGTGGTTTTTACTAAAGATGGTGATCAGACTACAACAGGCAGTGGAGCAGTGGTTAGATTTAGTTCAACTCCATCGTTACAAGTAGGTGCAAGTTTTGGCACAATGGCTAATAGTGGTATTTTTACATTTAGTGTGGCAGGGTACTATCAAGTTATTGTACACTATAATTTGGGTGCAGCAGGTGGCGGTGATGCTATGCCAATTAGTGATTTTTGGGGTAGACTCAATGGAGCGGATACACCCACAAAATATTTGCAGTTATATTCAACAGCAGTTAGAAGAGGCACAATAATAGACATATTTCCTATAGATAATGTTGGGGATACTGTTAGTTGGTTTGCCAATAACGCAATTACCATATTAGGAACTGGTGCTACAGCAAGTAAAATCAGTATAGTTCGAATAGGTTAATCTTGACAAAGTAAAAAATTCCAGTATAATACTAGCATAGATAACTATGTTATATGATAGATTTAGGAATGTATTGTCTTTGTTATGTAGGCAAAGAACACAAAAAAATTCAGTTTGATCAGCGAAACATCATGTGTGGCGCTGCCAATTATGCACCTGCAGACTATGTTAATCTTCAGCATAGAGGGTTCATTATGGATAATATTGGTGAAAGTATTAGCCATATGAACAACGATTTTGGTAGTTTAACTGGATTATATTGGGTTTGGAAGAACGCCCAACATGAATATAAAGGCACTAACACATATAGAATTTATTGGGATGAGGAATTCGATCTAAAACCTAATAGAGTATATGTTCCTGAAGCCAAAGATATAGTTACAGCTATAAAAGGGTTTGCGCCTCATGTGGATAATGTCTATGATCATTTTAGTCATTGCCATAATAATTTAGGATGGCAGTTACTTTATGGTTTAGCAGGGGATCGAAGAATTCCCATTACAGTTGATATGATTAATGGGTTAAGAAATTACAAATATCTCATACCATTTCATATGTTTACAGCAGATTCTGCTACTTTTGACCGTATATGTGAAGTCCTTTTCACTGTATTGTTTGAATTTCACGCTAATTATGCTAGTTTTCTTCCTGAAATATACAATAGAAATCAGCAAATTAGATTTTATGACTTTTTTGGTGAACGTATTTTACACCTTATACTAACTAACAACTATCATTTTTTAGGCAACGTAGATGTTGCACATTTAAATATACTGGATATAGATCATCATGCTTGAAGCAGATAAAATTCAACCTCATTTATTAGAATACATTAAAGATCCAACAGATCCTGAACGCAATTTTGCCATAGGATTACAGTATGACTTGTTAGGTCAATCGGCTAGTGCAGTCAGTTTCTTTTTAAGAACAGCTGAACGCACTGACGATGATCTTTTACGTTATGAATGTTTGCTTAGAGCAGCATTGTGTTTTGAACGTCAAGGTTCTAGGAACTTTACTGTAAAAGGTCTACTACTTCATGCAGTGGCGTTGCAGCCAAAGCGTCCTGAAGCATACTATCATCTTAGTAGATTTTATGAAAGAAAGCCTGAAGATGGTCATTGGAATGAATGTTATACAGCAGCCAGCATTGGTGAAAGTGTTGCCAGTGATATTGTAAATGGATTGCGAACAGACATAGGATATCCAGGTCGAGATGCTATTAGATTTCAAAAAGCTCTAAGTAGTTGGCATTGTGGATTGTGTGATGAGTCTCGTAGTTTGTTTAAAGAGTTAATGCGTTCAAAAGAACTTTCAGAGGACTACAAAAAAATCATTTATAATAACTTAAAATACATGAGTAACTATGTAGAAATTCCTTTTGATAATTTTGAGCCTTCTAAGCATCATAAGCTAAGACACTCTTTCCCAGGTTCAGAAACTATTGAAACAAACTATAGTGAAGCTTATCAAGATATGTTTGTATTGAGCATGTTAAATGGTAAAAGAGATGGCACATTTATTGAAATTGGTGCTGGTAGGCCTTTTTATGGAAATAACACAGCGTTGCTAGAACGTCAATTTAATTGGCGCGGTATTAGTATTGATTTAGATGAACGCCAAGTTAGTACAGAACGTCGTACACCTTTCCTAATTAAAAATGCACTAGAAATTGATTATGCTAAGATTATTAGAGAAATGAATTTAGGGCCAGCTGTAGATTATCTTCAATTAGATTGTGATCCAGCTGAAGTAACTTTTGAAATATTGAAAAAGATTCCTTTTGACGAATACAAATTCAAAGTTATTACCTTTGAGCACGATTACTATAATACAGAAAGAAAAGATTTAAGAGAATTATCAAGAGAATTTTTAAAATCTAAGGGATATACTTTGGTAGTTAATGATATTGCCCCAGATGAATGGCGTAATTATGAGGATTGGTGGGTATGTGCCGAGTATATTGACAAAGATATATTAAACAAGATGATTGTTATCAATGACAAGGTTAAGAAAGGCGAAGATTACGTTTTATCAGGTAGAGGTTAATAATGATTCCAGTAATAGGTACAGCGGTAGTTTTTGATACGTATTGGGTTTCTAGGCTGATAGCCAGTGTGGATTTCCCCGTAGAGAATTTTTTCATTGTTAATAACAATGGTAAAGGTGAAATTACAGAAGATCTTGATAATTTAGCCAAGATCAAACACAGATATATTAAAAAAATTCATGTATGCCATATGCCAGCTAATATGGGCGTGTCATTCTCTTGGAATTTAATTATTAAAAGTTATATGATGGCTCCATATTGGGTCATTGTAAATGATGATGTAAGCTTTGGTCCAGGATTATTGGCTGAAATGGATCTTAAAGTAAAAAGTGATCCAGAAGTGGGAATGATTCATGCCAATGGTGGAGATTTCAGTGTAGGCAGTTGGGATTTATTCTTGATCAGAGATACTGTGGTAAAGCAATATGGATTGTTTGATGAAAACATGTATCCAGCCTACAGTGAAGATGATGATTATATCATGCGACTTGTACATAAGCCGATTAAGAAAATCTTAGGTTTACAGAGTAATTATTATCACGGTGCCGGAGACAAGACTCAATACCATTTTTATGGTGGTAATACACGTCGTAGAGATCCTGAATTTCAGGAAAAAGTTGATGCTGCACGTGATTTAAATATTGATTATTTGACTGATAAGTGGGGCATTTACTGGCGTACTTGCTGGCCTTCATTTGAACCATGGGAAGGAAAGCCTCATCATCTAAGTGAGCAGCGCTATGATTTGGAATTTATTAGAAGTAAATATTTAGGATTTTAAATCAAGTCCATTACATCAAATACTGTTTGTAGCTTGGTCCTAATAACACGATTGTTAAAGCTACTACGCAATCCTTGATGTAATGGCTTTGGGGCAAGGTCAATTGTGCTCCAAGACCAACCTGCATGTTCATCACTGATGGTTGGTATAAATTCGTCTTCAACCAAACAGAGATATGTGTGAAAATTAAACACACTATCGTTGCTAACAAACGTTTCTAATGGGATTGATTTTAGAATTTCTGGAATGAACCCCAATTCTTCGTTTATTTCTCGCATTAAACCTTGCCAAGCATTTTCGCCAGCGTCATTAGTGCCGCCTACCAAGCTCCAAGTTCCTCTGTGTTTTCCATTGGCTTTTTGTAATAATAAGACACGACCTGTATTTTTAGCATAAAATAAAGCACCACTGCAAACAATTTTATCTTTCATAACAATATACGCCAATATCCTTTGAGGTATTCGCCCTCAAAACTTTTAACCCAACTAATTCCATTCCATCTATATTGAACGTTAGTATATATGTTAGTTAAATATCTCATGACATTTCTTGATGCTGTACTATCAAATAATACACGCCATTTTGTTCCAGTCCATTCAATTATGTCGTTGGTATTAGCTATAAAATCAGTGCCATCACTGTTTCGCCAAGCACCGGGACCATTCTCATTAACAAATAGTTCATAAGTTATGATATCATCTATTTGTGCTGAATTGGTTAATCTAATTACTAATTTTCCTTGAATATTTAATGATTCAAAATCTACAGGCTCGTTATTAACGTATATTTCAGTTCTTAAAATTTTGTGATAATCTACAGTAGTGTCTATTCTATTGCTGGAATTTTCTGCCACAAGCGTTTCCCTAATACCGCCACCAATATTATCAATGATCAAATATCTAGTCCCAACAGTGGATGCTGGTAAGCCACTGTTAGGTCCTTTGGTTTTTGGATCAATAATAGCATCAAATGTTCCTGGACTATTGGTTCGATATTCACTGATTAAATCGGTGTTACTTGGGTAAGTATCTGTGATCCATTCTATATTTAATATGGTTGTATCTAATGGATTAACAGCAATAGTGCCAACAACTTCTGTGCCATTGGGTTGAAGTAAAAATATTTTGCTAGTTCTAGAATCCCATTGGCCAATATGCTTATCAAATATCATATTCCAATTGACACTTTGTTCTGACTTTATATCAACATTTATCAAATCATTCACATGTGATCCACTGGCATCTGGATAGAATATTCTAGCTTGTCCACCATATACAATAAGGTTGTAATTGTCTATGACTGTGGCAGCAGCACCTACATTGTTTAATTGTGTGGGCGTTGCACCACCATCATCTACGCCTAATCCATCAATGTACCCGCCACTATTTCTTCCTATTTGACTGAACATGCCCATGGATACACTTTCGATGACACCTAGTCGTTTTACTTTACTTGGAGGACTGATCCATATAGGCATACTCAAAGTCATAGTAGCAATATCTATAGGGCTATCGGTCCCTACTGGAATTGATCGACTACTAAAGTTTAACCCATCCATGTATATTACACTTAAACTAGTCCAATCCACGTAATTATCATTGGTTTGAATTTCAAGACTGGGGTTGAACAACATCATCATTTGTTCTAAAATTTGTAATTTTTGCTCAGTACTTGATGTCCAAATATCTGCCTTTACTGTGAGTTTGTAAGGGGTGGGCATGATTCTTTCTATGGTATAGTTAGTGCCTTCAGTACTGGTATATTCATCTCTTCCTGTTTCTGGATTGAATTCTATATTACGTTCTCTTATGTTCATTTTGCCTACAAAAGTAGCATCGGCTAATCTATCTTTTTCCATTTCAAGACTACTAATATATACAGCAATTCTTGGCATGCTGTTAATTTTATTTTCACTGTTTTGTCTAATAATATTACCAACTTGACGATCTTGATCGCCATACATAACAGGCACTCTTGCTAGGGTGCCATCACCATATTTTACAACAAAGTTGCTGAGTAATCTTATAGTTTGTATAAGATAACGTCTTATCTGACCATCATAAAAAAATTGCATTAAAGATCTGCCTTAGGTTTAAGTGCTTTGCTCAATGCCTGTCTTTCTAGAACTTCCTTCCCACCAATAATATTAACATTATTGTTATTGATAAAGCCGGTTTTCTGAGTTGTTCGATCATCGGTATTGGTAAGTTTATGACGTACTGCATCTTCTACCTTGATCCAACGAATACCGTCATATCTAAATAATCTATTTGGTGCAAAATCAGTTCTTAAATAGTAATCATTGAGGTATGGACTAGCTGGAAAAGTTACACCATGACCAAAATCATAGCCGTTAGGTGGGAACCCATCTCCTAACAAATACCCCACATAACCACTTCTAACAGCACGACCATGTATTCTACTAGTATCAAGCCCCATACTGCTGGCATCAGGTGGGGTCATATTGTCATCTACTGTTTCCAATATGGGATTGCCATTGGTAGGATCGATAGCCAATGTATAAAATTGTCTAGTTTCATATCCACTTAATGGAGTATCTGCTTCAGCCTGTGTTATGATGGCATCATTAATTTCTAATTCTTTGCCTTTGGTGCTTAACACTTCACGTAGAGTTTGATTTGTAGGATCACCGTTGGCATCGGCAATAGGTTGATCCAGTATGTCAGCAAACTGTTGTGAGTCTGTAATTTTCTTAAGTTTTAATCTATATAAGTGTGGCCACCAAGTTATACTATACCCTTCACTGGCTCTACTAACGTCTTCAATAACAAAATATCTTGGTAGGGCAATGTTATAATCGTTTAGGGCAAACTCATCTTTTAAGTGCGGCATTTCAACTACATCGCCACTAATTGGCTTGCGACCTATGGTCTGTATCCAATCGTTAATATGCACAGTGGCAAACACGGTGTCGTTGTCAATAAACAAGCCAAATTGGCTGAGATTAAAGTCTAAGTTTTGTACATTATAATGTCCTCTAATCTTATAGATACTAGGATCATACTTTCTATCTCTATTTTCTAATAACAGTAAATCTTGTATTTGAGTAGGATTATAATCTGGTGTAACACCGTCTTTGGTATAAAAAGGCGTAGCAGCACTAGCGTTTGCTGCTGAACTTTTTACTCCCATATATTTGTGTAGGTAGAAATCTGTACCGCCAATGGCGAACATTTCACTGATCTGACGATCTATGAATTTATAATCGTTTCCTCGTTCTGGACGGTAAAGGCTGAGTCTAGGCATATGATATTTATCAGCTGATAAATATACGGGGAGAACTAATATGGCACCAGATACTACTATCGTTCAAGAAAGGGAAAACGTTTACAGATACTGTAAAGCCATGTTGGGCGATGGCATGGTAGATGTGGAATTGGACCCAATTCATTATGAAACAGCTTTGAATAAAGCTCTTGCCAAGTTTAGACAACGCAGTAGCAACAGCGTAGAAGAAGGATATTACTTTTTAGAATTTAAAATGGATACTAATGATTATATTCTTCCAAAAGAAATAGTTGAAGTGCGTAGTGTTTACCGTAGAACCATTGGATCTAGAACAGCAGGCGGTAGTGGTGGCACCAATTTTGAACCATTTAATTTGGCTTATACAAACACATATTTGTTAAACAGCACCATGTTGGGCGGTATAGCCACATATGAAATGTTTGCAGGATATCAAAAATTAGTGGGGCGTATGTTTGGTGCTTTTATTGAATTTCAGTGGATGCCAACCACTCATACATTGAGAATATTACAACGTCCATATGGCGAGGGTGAGCAAATTTTAATCAGAGGATATAACTATAGACCTGATGATCATTTGCTCAAAGACACCTATGCTGCTCAATGGTTCAAAGACTATACATTAGCCACATGCAAGGTAATTTTAGGTGAAGCACGTAGTAAATTTGGTCAAATTGCAGGCCCAGGTGGAGCAGGTGGATTGAATGGAACTGACTTAAAATCAGCTGGCAAAGAGGAAGTTGAGAAGTTGGAAAAGGATCTTGACATGTTTGTTGGCGGTGCAAGAGAAGGCTATTATTTCGTCATTGGCTAATTAATATTTGACTTAGATTATAAATTACTTTATTATTACAAAAAGGAGTTGCTTGTGATAATTGGTATTTGTGGATTTATTGGCAGCGGCAAGGATACTATAGCAGACTACTTGGTAAATTTTCATGAATTTAGGCGTGAAAGTTTTGCCAGTTCATTAAAAGACGCTGTTTCAGCCGTATTTGGTTGGGATAGGGATATGCTAGAAGGCAGAACAAAACAAAGCAGAGAGTGGCGTGATCAGGTAGATCCATGGTGGTCTAGTCGATTGAGCATGCCTAATCTTACTCCAAGATGGGTATTACAATATTGGGGCACTGAGGTTTGTCGCAATGGGTTTAATGATGATATTTGGATTGCCAGTTTAGAAAATAAATTAAAAAATACCAAAGATAATGTGGTAGTCAGTGACTGTAGATTTCCAAATGAAATAGCAGCCATTAAAAATGCAGGCGGCACTATAGTTTGGGTACAAAGAGGCATGTTGCCTAGTTGGTATTCTTTGGCATTGGCAGCTAACAAAGGTGATTTAGAGCAGAAAAAGCAGTTAGAAGACTTGGCAATTCATGCCAGTGAGTGGAGTTGGGTTGGTACTGAGTTTGATCTTGTCATAGACAATAATGACAGTGTGGAAAACTTGTATCGTCGAGTTGAAATTTTGATTTAAAATGGTGATTTTTATCCTCTAGTTTAGAGTCAAACTCAAAGATTTTCTCCATTTACTATAAATACAATGAGTAAGATTTAGGAGAAATCGAACAATGGCCCAATTAAATTCACCAGGCGTCGCCGTAACAGTTATTGACGAAAGTTTTTATGCTCCAGCAGCACCAAGCACAGTACCATTTATCCTTGTAGCTTCCGAAGAAAACAAGAAAAATGCCGCTAATACTGGTATTGCCACAGGCACATTAAAGTCTAATGCAGGTAAAGCATACTTAATTACAAGTCAGCGTGATCTAGCAGAAACATTTGGAACACCAATTTTCAAGACTGATGCTAATAGCAATCCAATTCATGCAGGTGAACAAAATGAATATGGTTTACAAGCAGCATATAGCTTATTAGGTGTCAGTAACAGAGCATATGTAGTAAGAGCAGACATTGACCTTAAGGCCTTAAATGCTAGATCAGAAGCTCCAACTGCTGAACCAGAAAGTGGTACATATTGGTTAGATACTGCCAATTCAAGTTGGGGTATTTTTGAGTGGAATAATGCTCCTAGATCCAATAAACTTGGCCAAAAGTTTGCAGCAAAAACTCCTATAGTTATTACAGACACTGCCAAAGTTGTTGATTATGCAGATGGTGATTATACTCCAAAAACTTCAGTTGGTGTAATTGGTGATTATGCCATTGTAAGTTTAATGGATTTGAATACTGATTATGATCAGCCTGATGTACTATATTATAAGAGTCCAGGGAGAAATGAAGCAGTAGGATATGATGCAGGTCTTGACGCAGGCACATGGGTTGCAGTGGGCAGTGAGGATTGGTCAATGAGTTGGCCAGCAGCAGTTTCAACATTAACCAGTGCAGTTCCACTTGGTGCAGGTGCTGGAACAACATTTGCAGTAAATGGGCAACCAGCTATTACTTTCAGAGAAGCTGATAATCCAGGTACTATTTCTTTACAAGAAGTGGCCACAAAGATCAATCTAAATTTTTATGATAATGGAGTTCTTGCAGTAGTACAGAATAATGTAATAGTTTTATATGCAGTAGGGCGTCAACCATTTTCAATTAGTGGTAGTGCATGTAGTGTTTTAGGATTAACACCGGGAATTTACTCTCCACCAACTTTGGCCATTCAGCCATTAAC